GTGCACGGGAACCAGCTGTGCTTGCGTGTGCACTGTAACCAGCTGTGCTTGCGTGTGCACTGTAACCAGCTGTGCTTGCGTGTGCACGGGAACCAGCTGTGCTTGTAGACTCGGTATTAACCACTTGCGCAGCTTCTAGGCCGACTCGACGCCATTCCTTAGCAATGGCAGTTAGAGCACCATTGATGCCACCGACATAAATGACTTTGCAGCGAGGGAATTTAACTTTGTCGCCGTCCAGGACAATGCACTCTTCGCGCTTAACGCCAACTACCCACCATAGCGCGTCATGTTGACTGTTTAGGTAACCCCATTCGCCTACGCCATCTAGCAGGCCGTGTAAGCCATGACCGCATGAGTTTGTTGCTTGCCAATCAGGTGCCTCTACAATGGTGCCAACAGTTTGAGGCCACATAAAGCCGCCATAAGCAGAGCCATCTTTCTTAGTGGTTCTGATTGCAAAAGCGTCAGGTGTAAAATCGTTACTCACTCTCACTCTCCTTAATAACCTAGTCTTCTTTCTACTTCGACCCACACCACATACAGTGCCAGGCAATAAACAAACGCCCAGTCAAAATCGGTCATAAAAACTCCTCGCAATTGACACGCGAGAGCAAGCCAGAAAAGAAACCCCCGAAACTTTCTGACTTGCTCTCGTATATCAATTGGCTATCAGCTATATCACTTAGTTGATTAAGCACAGACAATCCAAATCTAGCCCGCTAAATAGCGGGAGGGGGTTTAATACGGTGGTGAGCCAGCGACCGTCGCAGGGCTCTACTTATTCGATTAGTTGAAAAACTTGTGGAAGGGTCATTCGACCCAACAAAAGAAATGATACCGGCGCGGTAACGTTTTTGAAACCCTTGAAAAGTTAAAAATCTAAAGTTTTAATGTTTCTCTTTCATATCATTTAATTTGCTTTGAATGTTTTGCATCTCAAGCTTGCTTTGCATCAGTGCTATCTCTAAGCTAGCTGACTTCTGCTCTAAGGCTGCAACAGCCAGCTTTAGCTCTTCTATTTTGCTGTTGTTAGATCGAGTTGCCAAAGTATTTTGCTGCACCAGCTGAGCTGATTGAGCTGCAAGATTGCCAACTGTAACGAGATGAGCGCCTATCTCACTAATTCGCCTTGCCATCGGATCCGCAGCAGCAGCACCAACGGGAGCGGCCAGCATTAAGAAAATGCTCATCCATAATATGCGACTCATCAACCGGCTTACTCTACAACGAGAGAATGCAGAGCGAGTTCATCAAGGCTGACTTTGAGCGCCTTTGCGAGTTTTTTAGCTGTTTCGAACTGCATAGCGCGTTCGCCGTGGAAGTTGCGATGAAGAGTGATGGCAGGCACGCCCGACACAGCGGCCAGGCCACGCATGGTTGGCTTCATATTAAGGGACTGCATGCGCAAGAAGATGAAGCTAGGGAGACCGTCTCCCCACTTACTAGTCTCTTTGGCAGCGCTATCAATCATGTAGAGCATCTCCTAAGGTTAGCACTTGTATGTCCAATAATGCTTAAAAATATGTCTCGATGTTGCCTATTCGATGCTAAATTGAGAGTACGTGGAACCGGGAAAAGTGGTGGAGCGTACCGGATTCGAACCGGTGACCTCTTCAATGCCATTGAATGCCCGAAACGTAGTCGCAGCAAGCGTTTGCGGCTGTTTTGATGTGCCACATTAAGCGGAGCGTATTACCGTTATATATCGGATAGATATATCCTATTTCGGCTACATTCGGCTTTCATAGAAGGAGTAAATCAATGGCCTTATCTACTTTTAAGGAGCTATTTCAGCTCTATTACACTCGGCACGCTCTGGTGAAGCTCAAGTGCCCGGCCAATGTGAAGTACTGGGGCACTGTGTATGGTGAGAAGTGGTTCGATGTGTGCATTTCTGACATATCGAGCGAATTAATTCAGCAGTGGGTCGATGAGCGTGGTACCACAAGCAAGTCAGCGGCGACCAGGGCTGTGAATCAGATGGGCGCAATCTTCAACTGGGGAATGAAGCGTGGCTATTGCTCTGCTAACCCATGTGTAGGAGTGGAGCGCTTCTTGCTACCTAAGCGTGATCGCTTTATGTTCCCTACTGAAATACAGCGCATGAAGCCAGTGCTAGCCAAGCAGCCTCAGCTCATTCACGACCTAGTGTGGATATTCCTTCTAACGGGCGCACGTAAGGCCAATGTGCTCGAAATGGAATGGCAAGAGATAGACCTAGACCTGCGACTCTGGCGCATACCGCCGGAGAAATTCAAGAACGGTGAGAGCCACTTAGTTCCACTAGTCGACCAGGCAGCCGAGATACTTAAGAGAAGGAAAGAAAATAGCGACTCGCCCTACGTGTTCCCTGGTGTCCCTGGTCAGTGGCTCAAAGACCCGAAGAGAGCTTGGGTGAAAGTCAAAGAGCAGTCGCAGATTAAGAACCTTCGCATGCACGACTTGAGACGCACCACTGGCAGCTACATGGCTATTGCTGGCGAGGGCCAGTATGTCATTGGTAAATTACTCGGCCATCGAGATCCGCGGTCAACTGCAATCTATGCCAAGCTCAATCTTGGGCCAGTGAGGAAGGCACTGGATTCAGTGCAAGAGACTTACAGCAATCAATAAGCTTTACTTCCCGTATTCAACCAACATGTCTGCAATAGCAGCATATAAGCGAGGTGATGACTCTTGATTGTTCTGTAGCCACACACGCAGTTTGGATAGCTCGCTCTGCTCATCTGCTCTCGCTTCTATTGCAGCGGTCAGTGCAGAGTTAATCCAATTCGTGCGCAATTGAGTGGGAATAGTGTCTAGATGCTGCTCGACGACAGCACTAGCATAGAACTTGACGGCTTTCTTATTGGTGGCCATTAGAGGGTATTTCCTTTTGTTTCAGTTGCGCCTATAGGGATACGTGTGTCTACTTGTATTAGATGAGATAGTACGACCAGGTGCATCGGTGGTCAATATTGTTTCTCAACTGGGAAACTAGCCATATTCAGGAAACATTCCAGGCCGGGAGTCAGCCCTTGGCGATTGCGATGCTATTACTACTCATTAGAGTAGAGTAAGCCGATGCCGTGTCCTTGAGTCGTGACCTCCTGGCCTTACTGATTGGTTATTACTAGCTGCGATAGTTAAGCTAGCTACACGTAGGTCCACTAACTAGCATAGTTTGTTACAGTGTAGTATCAGGGATATTCAAGGACACTTTCAGGACTTCCCTACTGGTGGTTTTGGCTTCTCTACTGCTTCCCTACTAACCGGTATCGCTGCGCCTGTCCGAAAATAAGACTTCCCTACTTCTCTACTTCCCTACTGTAGATATTATCTCTACCTACCCTTACTCTTGTCCTTGATAAGGACACTCTAGCCCTTAACCTCTCTCTTTAGTTTTAAGTATAAGTAGGTAAGTATGTAAGTAGAAAAGCCACAGAACTACCCATACAGAAAAAACTTCCCTACTAGCTAGCAGAAGGGAAGTTTTGAGAGCTTATTATTTATATCTAGAATGTCAGGAGGCTGCTGATTGAATGATACGGCTGACAGTGTCCTTGCCTATCTTGAGCTTTGAAGCAATAGGCCTAATAGCAAAGCCAGCCTTACGAAGCTCTAAGACAGCCTCACGGTGCATGTCATCAGTCTTGTTACCTTTAGGCTTACCAAGCTTAGAGCCACGTGCAACAGCAGCCTCAAGACCTGACTTGATACGCTCACTGATTAGGTCACGCTCGAACTCTGAGATACCTGCCATCAGTCGTAGCATCAGCTTCCCATTAGGTGTAGCCATGTCGAACGACAGGCCAGTCTGAGCTACTAGTGAGACTCTATAGCTTGCTAGCTCTTCAACAGAGTTGAGCAAGTCGATTGTGGACCTACCCCATCGAGAGAGTTCAGTTACGAGAACAGTGTCAATGTGTCTCCCTTGTGCCTGCGCCATAATTTTTCTACGCTCTTTACGGTCAGCTTTCATCCCGCTAGCCTTCTCTATATAAGGAGGCGCAACAAGTGTGTAGCCTGCACGCTTAGCGAAGGCTGTGAGGTCACGTATCTGCCTGTCACATGACTGGTCAGCTGTGCTCACTCGGCAATAGATGACTGCTCGCTTAGTGTCCTTGGATATGGTGTCGCTCATGTGTCCTCTCAAAGCCTCACAGGGTTACAAGCATTAGTGTACCTCAGTATCACATGATATGCAAGGACATCGAGCAGGCTTGAATGCTAAGCGTATGCGTGCGTGATAGCCTGCCACACGCTAGCGGGCAGCGACGCGGAACCAAGTGCTTATGATTGTCATGACCTTGGCAGGTATTTTTCCGCGCGACCCCCTATAGGCACCCCCTACCGGGTACCGCTCACACGTATGGGCATCTCCTTTCCGCCGACACACAAAAATTTTGACTTTGTTTGCACCCCAATTATAATTAGGAGCATGACTAACGATGACACCACTAGTGATGTGCGAGACTTGTTCGATGTCCAAGGCAACAAGCTTGGCACTCGTCAGCACAAGCCGTTTGAGGAGCTAGTTCTCATTGGCGTCAATCAAGGCATCATGCGTGTGACCTACTCAGAAGATGGCTTGATGAAGGTTGTCTGCGATGGTGAGGTAACACTGAGCGATGCGCAGCAAGACCGAGCTTCCCACTTCTTCGGCAAGGTGTAGAGATGAGCGAAAGCAAAGATATAGTTGACGAGTATCTGCGATTTCTTGGGCCTGGCGAACTTGTTCGCAGGAGCCTTGTACTTGTGGGTGTCGATCTGGCTAACGGCCCAGACCAAACAGTCGTCTCAAGGACTGGCACGCTAGTAGCGTTTAAGCGGCGAGGTGAAACTGCTATGGCCCTACGCAAGAACGGTGAAAGACTTGCAGCCGTGCGCAAGAGTGCGCTTGAAGCAGAGAAGAGAGAACGAGCAGCCGAAGCATATTTCAAGTGGTTAGAGCAATGAGTGATACCACAGTAGTGACACCAATTTGCGAGCACACGCTTGGCCCTCATGTGATGACTGGTTGTGTAATCAAATGCACACTGCCAGCGCAACACTCAGGCGATCACCTTTACGGGCATCCAGCTTACCGCTACGAAGAACCGCCACAAGAGCCAGTTGTCGATATTCGAGTAACGATGAATGAACAGGTGCTGCTTAACCAGGCAATCATTGATGCTATTGGTTTGAGCAATAAGAAATGCAAGGCACTAGCACTAACGCATAGCCCTGACTATCATCAGCAAGCTGTTGCGCAGATGCAGCACACAGATAATCTAATAGCGCTCCTGAGTAAGACTACAGGTCGAACACGATGAGTGAGAACACTGAGCCTATAATATATCGCTGCTTGGACCTAGCGAACGGCACAGGCTATACAGTAACCGGCCACTATATTGATGACGAGCTTGTTAGGCTAGAACAGACTCTACCTCAGCGCTTCAATGCTTACATTGAGGAGCATATGCCAGAAGTACCGTGGCGAGTCGACGCCAAGTACTTCAATGCTAAAGATGTTCGCACTAAGTACGAGAAGCAGCGCAAGCAGATGGCTGAAGAACTTCAGCGGTGGCTGGAGCAATGAGTGATACCAAGCCAAAATACCTTCATCCGTATAGGCTGCCAGAAGGCATGAAAACCGTATGCGGCTTTATCCTAGCCACCGTTGCGAAAACAGGCGACACGCTTCGATGTCAGTTGATGGTTGGTCACAAAGGGGGCTGCTATCACGATTCAGAGCTAGGGCACTGTGAGGTCTATCAAAGTCTTTTGAAGGTAACAACAGATGAGTGATAAACATCTTCAACATGTTCTTACTAGCTTCACGCTTGAAGAAACAGAATCTCTGGTGGATGCTGCGAAAGAGAGTCTCTACAGTTGGAAGCGATACTATGATTCTCAGATTGGTGGTCTTCACATGGATGAAGACCATGAGGATGTGATAGCAACACGAAAACACATTGCTATTGCTGAGGCTGCGCTTGATAAGCTTGAAGCTTACGAGAAAAGAGTGAAGGCTTACTATGTCTGATACCAAGCCAAAATATTTTGCATTGCTGTTGAAGCTCGGCCCTTGCTATGGTGCTTCAGATGCTGAGTCTGTTGCTGGTGAAACTATCGACGACCTCAAGCGAGAGGCCATGCCGATTATCGAAGAAGACTCAGACTTCAACTACCTGCAAGTTTTCGAGAAAGGCAATGATCGAGAGGTTGCTGAGCTGAAGTTTGAAAATGGAGCATGGCGTAACTTTTACTAGGGCGTCCTCTCCTGGAACCCTACCCTAAAAACCTCGAGCGAGCTACTAAGTTTGATAGTAGCGTACTCGAGTACGGCGCTTGACGACGGTCCAACCTCCCGGTAATTTCCTTTTAAATACTAGGAGGTTTAGTAGCGCATGTGTATCGAGGCAACTGTCCCAGAGGATGTGTGGAAGGTTCGCTGTGAAGAGCGTAAGGACCGATGGCAGACAGCCATCATCAGTGTCGAGTGCAAAGAAATCCGCAAGCAATTCGTTCACTTCGACGTAGACATCGCACCGCTCTCAAAAGAAGACCAGGCCTCATTACTGCGAATACTGAACGGTTTAAAGGTGAGGCTCTAATGGACGAACACGAAGGCAAGAAACTGATAAGCGAGTCTGCCGCCGGTCGGCTCTATGTCTATTGGGAAGAGTACAAAAGCAATCGCTTCCTGCACACGCGCTATTGGTACAACGACAAGAAAGACGGCATGTGGAAACCGAGCCCCAAAGGCATCGCGATTCCAGAAAGCAAAGTAAACGAGTACCTGGCTGGCTTGCGAGCGGTGCTAACTCCGGAGCCTGCCAATGTCGGATAGAGAAGACGAAGCTGATGTCTTCACGGCCTTCGGCATTATCGAAGACCTCAAGGTCGAGAACGAGGAAGAAGCGAAGCAGCGCAAGCACCTGCCTAGCATTCCGCGTCGAACTGACCCCGCACCATTCAGCCTGCAGAAGCTTGCCAAGGAGTACACGGAAGATGCTTTCAATGTGATTCTCGGCATTATGAACGATAGCGAGAATGAGTCAGGCACACGCTTAGAAGCGGCCAAGCAAGTGTTAGACCGAGGCTGGGGCAAGGCTGCAATTCAAATCAAAGCCGAGACTATCAAGTATTCGCTCCAAGACGTTGAAGCGAAGCTACTTGAGCACAAGGAATATGTTGACGAAAAGATGCTAGAAGCCAGGCGGTTAGAAGATGAGCAACTTACAAGATACCTTACAGTTGACGCTGAAGTCGTTGAAGACTCTGCCTCACGTAGCGAAAAGCCACTATAAAATAACAGCCAAAGGCGCTGGCATTATCAATCTGGACTTCACCCAGATTCAGCATCGCTTGCTCTACACTCTCGGCAAAGTCTTAGAAACCAGAGAGCGAGCCAAGATTATCGTGGTTAAGCCACGTCAAATCATGTCTACTACTGCTTTTAGTGCGGCCTTGTTTAAGCTGTGCAATGACATTGAAGGCTACAAGGGGCTTATCACTACTCACCGCGCAAAAGTTACCACCGAAGTATTTGAAAATCTAAAACGCTTTCAAGAGCAGATGCCGAGCGAGTTGCGCGTCGAGACTACTCAGATGAACGATTACAAAGTCGCTTGGAAGAATCTATCTGAGATTGTGACCGGCACAGCTGGAACTGATAGCGGACGCGGTTTCCCTTGCTTGTGGTTGATGCCTTCCGAGCTTGGCCGCTACAAAGAGCGCCACGTCAAAGACTTGCAAGAAGGCGCGATGCAAGCTCATGCCTCAGCTGAGAAAGCTAGTATCTTTATAGGCGAGAGCACCAGCGGTGGTGAAGGCAATTATTTCCATGAGCTAGCAGTCAAAGGCTGGCGCAACCCTAAGTCAAGCTTATACACCTGTTTCTATGGTTGGCATGAAATGCCAGAGTACCAGCTGCCACCACCGAAAGGCTGGGTGCCTGATACTGAAGAAGTCAAATTGATGAAATTACTGAATTGTTCAGTCAATCAAATCTACTGGCGACACGTGAAGCTACACGATGAGATGCGCGGCAACCTGACCGGCTTCCAGCGTGAGTATCCCTCAAACTTTGAAGAAGCTTTCACCGCTGCCGAAGGCCGACTAATTGACTCTGTTGTTATCGGCAACTGCCTCAATAGCTTGACTCTGCCTGATAAGTCACAGCCTCTTGTCCTGGGCGTTGACCCTGCTGGCCGTGGTGGCGACCGTACCGTATTGATTAAGCGGCAAGGTTTCTATATGTTCGAGCCGCTGATTATGAACAAGATGGACGACTACACCCTCACTAACATCATTATCAAAATGATGGACGAGGACCAGATCGATCACGTGTTCATCGACATGGGCTATGGCCACGGTACTTACTATAACCTTCGCGGCCTGGGCCGTCGTAACGTGACAGGCGTTCACTTCGGCGGCAATCCTTCACCAGCAAACAAAGCGCTCTATGCTGACCGTCGAACCGAGATGGCTGCTTTCTTCCAAGACTGGTGCGAAGAAGGCCCGAGCCAAATGGGAGGGACAGCCCGACTTCCAAACCACCCAGAATTTTTAACAGACATCCGCGCAATTCCTGACCTGGAATATTCCGGCGAGATGCAGAAGTTCAAGCTTGCCACCAAAGACGAAATCAAAGAAGACAACGGCGGCCGCTCGCCTGACTGTTTCGACGCAGCGATTCTAACTCTTGCGGCACCAGTGCAAAGCTTGCGCTCGCTGATTATGGGTCTTCCCGGCCAGAATCAGAACCAAGGCAACACCAGCATTCTAACTACTCAGAATGCTTTCAATGAGTTTGGCGTTCAAGACAATAACGGCTTTAACGCCAACACTAAATATTATTCCTTCGGAATGTGAGCGCTATGCAAGAAATAAAGCATCCCTTCTGCACATGGAAAGAATGTCTCAAGCTTGCTGAGCACAAACAGCTGGCTAAGGATGGAACGCCTTGGGCCAATTTGTGTGTCTCGCATGAGCTGATTCTGAACGAAGCGCTCGCCGGTCGTGACGTCAAGAAAATTATGTCGTATTGGATAAAAGCTCAGGGCGGTGCGGTTTCCGCTGCAAAAAGAACGTTAGGTTAGGTTACCTGTTGGCAGGCGTCCAATTAGGCCGTATAGTACCGGCAAATACTACCCTTTCTAGGAGATGTGCATGAGCGACTTATTTATTGCTGAATTTAAAGGCACATACAGAGCACCAAGCCCTGAAGGCATCCGCGACCAGAACGTAACCAAACCATTTCACGTGAAAGTAAAAATGAAGAGAGAGTGCTTGAAGGCACCAGGCCTAAATGGCTTGTTCTCCACTTATTACAAAGAGTTTTTGCGCAAGCTCTATCCCGACATGATCGACACCTATATGTACGACTTAGTCGAAGCCAAAGAGCTTGACGGTTCAATCATCAACAATCCGCGTGCTCTTAGCTACGAGAACCTTTTAGCTTTTATCCGAAAAGAGCAATTGCCAATCAACGTTGGCTTGTATCCACCAAATGAGTTGCGCAATCAAGTCATTTTGTACAACGAAGACCCCAAGGGCCAGAAGCACTTGGAAGGAAAATTGCAAGCGCTGAAAGGCAGCATGCTTGCTATTTCTGCCGAGCTTCAGTCTCTCGATGACGTTATTGCCATCGTCAAAGATGACGAAGACGCCGACATGGAAGACCTACTTGCCACCAGTGGCAAGAGCAGAGCAAAGAAGAAATAGGAGGCGCTCATGTCTAGAACACCTAAAAGTGATGGCTTGATGAACATGCTGATGATGCAAAACATGACGCGGCAAACGGAGCTCGCAAAAGAGCAAGCGGCTTACAGTGCTTCGCTAGACCAGCAACGGCGAGCAGCCGAAGAGAGCGTCCGAGCACAGCAGGCGCAGATGGAAGCCGATATCAAAAAGAAAGCCACAACGCCAGTAACGCTTGGAACGTTGATGACTTCTCCTAATGGTTTGCTCGGCAATCCGATGTTGAGTTCTACAAAGCTTTCAGGATAAATAGACATGAACATTGATACCATCCTGTCGAGACATGAGAGCCTGAAACGGAAGAAGCAGTACTGGCTTCCTCTGTATCAGGCTCTTGCTCAGTTCGTCATGCTAAGAAAGCAATACTTCACTACGGACCAGGCCGAAGGGCCTTTCCTGGTGAACAAAGTTTTTGACGCAACTGCTATCCATGCCGCTCACATGATGGCCTCAAGTATTCTCGGCCAAATCTGGCCGAACCCTTTTGAGTCGTTCGAGTTCGTTCCACAAGTGGCGCAGGAAGAAGAAGCTTTCTCTGACGCGTTCGACATGATGAACACTGTCAATGAAGTGCTGCCAGTTAACTTGGCTTTGGCTGAAGCTGGTGTGATGACTGCGTTTCTTGAGGGGATTATGGACGCTGTAGTTTTTGGTACTGGTGCTCTAGCCATTACCGAAACCAAAGACTACAAGACTCCGATCAGCGTTAAGTCACTAGACTCTAAAACTATGTCGTTCTCTGAAAACGACCAGGGCCAGGTGGACACTGTCTACATGGAGAAAGAGTTCACCATCGGCACACTTGTTCAGCGTTTCACGTATGAGGCTGTCAGCGCCAATTCCAAGACTCTTTATGACCAGGGCAAGCTTGACGAGAAAATAAAAGTCTTGCACTTAATCGAGCCTCGCCGTGAGAGAAACCCACTCAAGCTAGGCACTCTCGATATGCCGTTTGCCTCGATTCATATCGAGCTTGGTCAAAAGCATTTGCTGCAAGAGAGCGGCTTCAATGAGATGCCGATTCTAGTCTTCCGATTCTGGAAGACTACCGGCGAGACACAGGGCCGCTCACCGGCGATGGATGCTCTACCAGATATTCGCGCTGTCAACAAACTTGTTGAGATGTTCGAGCTGGCAGGCGAGATGGGCCTCAATCCACCGAAGATGATATCGACCGAGGATGTTCTCGGCGCTGGCAAAATTCCATGGGGACCAGGCGCAAATATCCTGACTCACACTTCTGGTCGAATGGCCGGCGCCGGTAAACCAATTGAGCCAATTATTACTGTCACCAATCCTAGTTGGGCACAGCAAAGAATCAGTGACTTGCGCGATAACATCATGCAATATTTCATGCTGGATAAGCTCAGTGACCTGAGCAATACCAGCAGGCAAACATTGGGCGAAGCTAACATCAGAAATGAGTTGCGCATGTTCATGACAGGGCCGTTGCTGACTCGTTTGCTTGTTGAGCTTGTGTCTCCCTTCCTGGAACGTTCGTTTAACATCCTTCTTGAAATGGGCTACTTTGGTGTTGTTCGAGACAGCATGCAGGATTATCAAATGCAGCAAGCCGGTCTTGAGCCGACTTATATTTCTGAAGACTTTATCGCGCATAGAACTAATGGCCTGAAGGGTTATCGAATTAACTTCATCAGTCCAGCTGCTCGCTTGATGAAGCTCGAAGAATCGCAAGGCCTCGATACTCTCACTGACTACATGGAAAGAGTTGCTCAATTCGATCCAACGGTTATTGATAATTTCAACTTTGATGAATCGCTACGCGCGAAGCAGCGGCTGTCTGGTGCTAGCCAGAAAGTTCTTTACTCACCAGCTCAAGTGGCGAAGAAAAGACAAGACAGGCAAATCGCACAAGCGGAAGCACAACAATTGCAAACAGAGCAAGTGCAGGCTATGACGTTCAAAGACGCAGCAAAAGGAGTGAAAGATATTGGATCAGCCACAGGACAGGGTTAACGAAGATTACCTTGAGAAACTTCTGATAGTAAAAGAGGTTGCCAAGGGTGATGCCGGTATAAATTTCTTGCGGTGGCTATGCCGCTTGTCCGGCTTCAATAAGCCAATCATGACTTTGGAAGACGCCGCACGGCGCGACCTATGGCTCACTGTTCGGCGCTTTATTGCTGTCGAGCAGTTGAGCTTGATTGAGCACCACGAGCTGCGAGAGCAGCAGTCGATGGTGCAAGCGGAGATAGACGAGATGATGAGAATCGCGGAGGAAGGACAAGATGACTGATGGAGTTCAAATGACCGGTGCAGGTACAAGCATCGACATTGACATTGACCGGCCAACAAAGCTTGACGCACCAAGTTCGGTGACATCGACGGATACACCGGGCGCAGCTGCCACAGGGGCTACACCCGATGTGAAAACAGTCGATGCCACCAATGTTAACAAAGCATGGCTAGAGACAGTCCCGCAAGAGTATGCCACCAAAGAATGGGTCACTCGTTTAGCGGTGCATGAAAATCCAACGGCTGAGATGTTCAAGCAGTTGGACAATCAGATTAGTTTGATCGGACGTAAGGCTGAAGGCCTGAAGGTTCCAGAGAAAGATGCTAAGCCTGAAGACTGGCAAGCTTTCAACAAAGCTATCGGCGTACCAGAGAGCCCAGACCAGTATGAGTACACACCACCAGAAGTGAAGGAAGAACTCAAGCAGTTCTACAATCAAGACGATAAGATGCTTAGCTTGATGAAAGAGGCTTGCATGAAAGGCGGAGTGAGAGCTGACGCCTTCCCTGAAATTGCTAAGGTTTTTGATAACTACTTTATCGGAGAGCTTGACAAAGCAGTTACCGCTAACAATCAGCTGTTTGAAAAGCTTGAGAATAACTTCAAGACTAAATTCGGTGACAAGAGCAGCCAGGTTATCGAAGGCTGGAAACAGTCTTTTGCTAACTCAGGAAGCGAGGCAACTGCTGTTATCGAGGCTCTTGACCCTCGCGTGAAGGTAGTTCTTGCAGAGCACTACAATGACTTTGCTAGAAAGTACATTAACGAAGACAAGCTCAGCCTCGACGTCCCCACATCTGGTGCCGGTATGACAGAGGCTGAATATGGTGACGAGTACGCCCGGCTGTTCTCAGAGACTCGTCATACCAAGCCAGGAAGCCCTGAGCATTTGGTGGCTACACAGAAATTGAAATCTCTGAAGGAGCGAGGAGCTTCTCAGATTTTCAAAAAATAGTTGATTGACAAGGGTCCATGTGCCTGCTATTTCATATAGCAGGCACGGACAATCCCTAGTGGATCCGAACTCAGGGCGGTGGCATACCGCAAGCAGTATCCGTTTCGACCGGGGAGTACCGCGAAAAAGCAATTACTTTGTTTTTCGAGGTACATACTCATGGCTAATCCCTATGAAACTCTTGATACTCAAGCTACTGTAGAATTTGGCAAACAGGTCCACGTGCTCGCTCAAGAGAAAATGAGCAAGCTAATGCCGTTTGTAAAAATGGTTGACTTCCAAGGCGAAGACTTTTCTTACGACCGTTTCGGTATGTTGGCCGATCAGGAAATTATCGAGCGCTTCCAGCCTATTCAGCTCACTGATGCCGCATGGGACAGACGCTGGATGGCTCCTAGATTCTTCGCTGTCGCCGTTGGCGTAGATGGCAAAGACTTGGAGAAGATGAAGCGTGACCCAGGTGGTGAACTTGCCGAAGGTTGCGTGAATGCGCTTATGCGCAGACGCGACAAAATCATCTACGGTGCTGCTTTCGATACTGTCAGAACAGGTAAGTCCGGAGCCTCTTCGACTCCTGTGACCTTTGCCGAGGACGGCGGTGTCACTATCGATGCCACCGGTGGTTTCGGTTTGTCCACTCTGCAAACCATCAAGCAAAACCTTGTTGATTCTGCTGTCGCCACCGATGTTGACGTAGACGTTGCATTGACAGTTGACGGTAAGCGCATCAAGAACTTGATGGGTGAAACTCAGATCGTAAGCTTCGACTACAACACTGAGAAGCCACTTGTTAAAGGTACTCTGGGCCAAGCTTACGGTATCCAAATGATTCCTTACGCTTCTGGTTCGCAAGACCCTCTGTTGGTTTCCGCTTCTGGTGAACGTAACCTCTTGGCCTTGGCCGAGGGTGGTGTCGTTTTTGCTAAAGGCATCATCAGTGTACGTATCGAAAAGAGAATTGACATGCACAACACTCCCACTCAAATCGTGGCTGAAATGTGTGTGGCTGCTCTCCGCACCGAAGGTTCGAGAGTTCTTAAAGTCCGCGTAGCTGCTTAATTGAGGTAATGAAAAATGGCTGTAATTAATACAATCGATGATGTTTTCACTCATCCTCAATCCAGGGAGAAATTCACTGGCTCTCGTGTTCTTCAAATTGTCCGGCAAGTAACTATTGCCACTGGTGATGATGATGGCTCGGTCTGGTTCCTTGGTGAGGTGCCTGATACTGCAATCATCACTGACATTGAGGTTGAGGGTGCTGCTATCACTGGTGCTACCGATTACGATATTGGTTTGTACAAGCCAGATGGCACTGTGATTGATGTTGATGTCTTCGCTGATGGCTTGGACTTCTCTTCAATCTCTGGTCTACCAGTTGGCCCGTTTGGTGACGGATGTCGAAAAGGTATGACTAACCTTGCGGTGACTGATGCAAATAAGACAGTTTCAGAACTTGCTGGTCACGTCAATAAAGCTCTTCCCGCTCCTGGTGAGACCAATCGCTTGCCTAAGTATCGAGTCGGCTTGAGGGCTAACACAGCCGGTTCTGGCGCTGGCGCCTTGGTGTCGCGCATCACATACCTCATGGCTGTGTAAGGGGGAAGCATGAATAAAATCAAACGCTTTCTTCTGGTGGTTGCTGGCCTGGTCGGTGCTGTTGCACCGGCCTTGGCTGATCCAATCACCATGCTTGACGGCACTAGTGTTTCGGCCGGTAAGGTCGGACTAACTAGTGACAAGGTTGAGTATCGGAGTTCAGGTGGCGTTGGCAAGGCAACTGTTAAGTACGTAGATTCCTCAGCGAATAGCCGCACTTACACGATGCCTGATGCTGGTGCTACTGCTGATTTTGTTATGACAGCTGGCAACCAAACAATTGCTGGCACCAAAACTTTCAGCACTCCTCCGACAATCACTGGCGGTATCACTGCTGCAAATATCCAGACCGGTAGTGCTAAGCGCCAATTGCTACGCGCTCACCTCTCACCGAATACTGGTGCAGCTGCTGATGCCACTGTCTATAGAGCCATGTTGTTTCCAGGTCGGGCCGGTATCGTAACTAGGGTAACTCTTGGTTGCATTACCGCTCCGTCTGTTGGCACCGATACTATCAAAGTCTTGAAGGCTTCCAGCTCAGGCAACACAATGCTGAATGCTGCAACCTTCGATGCTAATACTTTGACTGCCAACACTGGCACCACTGCCACTCTTACAGGCACCGGCGCTGACCTTGCTGTAACTGCCGCCCAAGGCATTTACTGTGAGTATTCTGCCGGTACTCAAACAGTCGATGCCATCGGTGTCGAAGCAACTGTTGAGTTCGAACCAACAGACTTCTAGGTTTCCTTCCGGTCGTCTCCGAACGAGGGCCCGCTTCTTTACAAGAGCGGGCCCTCGTTTTATTCTTTCTACTGGGCCATTTAGTGGGGTGAGCAATGGACAAGCTTGGGATTCTGAATAGAGCGCTGGGGTTCATTGGTGAACAGCCAATTACTAACCCTGACTCTCCGGAGACACCAGCCGGAAAGCGCATGGCTAATAGCCTTGACCCTTGCCGAAGAGAATTGCTAAGGCGCCATCCCTGGAACTTTGCTGAAATTTGGACAACCATTGCGAAGACGACTGCACCGCCTTATGGCTACTCTGATGCTTACTCCATGCCTGAAGACTTTCTGCGGTTGCTAGTCGTCGGAAACTTTGAAAATAGCATTACCGATTACCGCATGGTAAATCAAGGCGCGCCACATTATCGCCGTGTAATTGCGATGAACAACAGCGGAGCTTCAGAAGTCCCTTTTATTTATACAGCTGACATTCAGCTCTACTCGATGTGGGATCCACTCGCGTTGAAGGTGCTGGCTATCTGGCTCGCAATGGACAATGCCAAAGGTATCACCGGCCAGGACGCGCTAGTTAGCTTCTTGAATGGCTTGCTGACTGACGAGTTGAGAGATGCGGTTTCTGTTGATGGCCAAGAGCAGTCGATGAGAACTCTGCAGTTTTCGTATGTGCAGGATGCAAGACAGCAAGCTCAGTTCGGCGGCAGTGACTTCACAAGAGTAGTAGGTTACTAATGCGCAGTAACAAGCTCCTGGTCAATGTGAGCGGTGGTGAGCTGTCTCCTGAATTGTATTCTCGCTTGGACCTGCCAATCTACGAGCGCGGCAACCAGCGGATTCAAAACTACATTGTGCTGCCTCAGGGCGGCCTACAGTTTCGCAATGGCTTCTCTCACGTTCACAATACTTGCGGGCTGAAAGATGGCCGTCTTATCTCATTTAGCTTCAGTGAACAAGACACTTATGTCATTGAACTGACTGACAAGAAAATGCGCTTCTATCGCAATTTCGGCGTTATCTTGAATGATACCAGCAAGACAATCACAGCTATCACGAAGGCGGCTACTGCGGTAGTAACATCTACTGCTCACGGTTTCACCAATGGCCAGGAAGTTTATTTGACCGGCATTGTTGGCATGAGGGAGCTTAACAACCAGTTCTTCCTGGTGGCCGGAGTTACGACTGACACGTTCCAGCTTCAGGATATTTTTGGGCAGGCTATTAACTCCACAGCTTTCAATACTTACACTTCTGGTGGCACTGCTACTAGACCGTTTGAGATTGATACTCCTTACGAGGAGGTCTATCTAAAAGAACTGCACTACAAGCAGAGCGCGGACGAAATTCGGATTACGCACCAAAAGTATCCTCCGTTCAAGATGACTCGCACAGGTCATACAGCTTGGACGATTACTACTTTCTCGCGACTAGAAGACCCGTTCAAACAAGGTGCCTTCACGGGCATTACAAAGGCCAATCCTGGCGTATTCACTACGGCCGCCGCGCACTCGTTGACCGTTAATGATGAGGTCTTTATCTCTGATGTTGTTGGCATGGTTGAGCTAAATTACAAGCGCTACAAAGTGAACACTGTTCCAACTGGGACCACTTTTACGGTGAAAGATTTTGTCACAGGCACGCCTTTAAATACCAGCGCTTTCACCACCTTCACCTCGGGCGGCATCGTCATCATGACGAAATACTGTCCGAAGACTTTAGCTTTCTTGGACAGCACCAGGCTAGGCTATGGCAATTGGGAGGTTAGTCCTGCTGGCCTTGCTTTCAGTCGCGCTCCTGACTCTGGGACAGGCGCTACACGGTTTGATGATTTTACGACAGGAGCCAATGCTACTGATTCAGTCCGCACCGCACTAGCACCAATTTTTGACAAGATTGATTCAATCCAGTGGATTGCAAACGTCAACCGGCAGGTCGTGGTTGGCGCTCTGTCATCTATTCGCCGGTTGAGTGGTGACAACGAGAACGACCCGATTAGCCCGTCTAGTATCAACAGCAGGCCGATTAACAATATTGGTGCCGCTCCGATTCAGCCTTATTCTAGCGGCCAGTCTCTGTTCTATTTCGACTTGACTGGCAAGCGCGTTCACTCGTTCCTGTTCACTTATCAGGCTAGTGACTACGTAACAGTCAACCAGAATTTAGCTAGCAATCACCTTTCCTCCTCGCTGTTTAAATCCATGGCGCAACAGAGAGGTGACTCAGGCCTGCTTTGGGTTCAGCGTGAAGATGGCGTTTTGTTGGGCCTGACCTTCAACGAATTGGAAAGCATCTTTGGCTGGCACCGCCACTATCTTGGTGGCAAGTCTATGGTCAACGGAGTTGAGTACGATCGCGCGAAGGTTCTTTCTATAACCATTGAGCCTCGCGTAAATGAAGAGTCTGTCTTGTGGGCTATGGTTGAGCGCAAAATTGGAAACAAGACTTACCGCTCGGTTGAGTATTTAAACCAGCCAGTGCGCTTTGTTGAGATTGAAGACTTCCGCTCTGATAATGGCTTTGCCGCTCAAGCAGCTGACACTAACAAATATATCAATGCTACTTTTGAGCAGCTTAAAGATTCGATTCACCTTGACTCGGCTATCACTTATGACGGCAGTGCGCTGTCGTCGACAATCACAATGCAGCCTTCACTTGCTGCTCTTGGTGAAGCAATCACGATTACAGCTAGTGCGGCTTTCTTTGATACCACTATGCAAGGAAAGCAAATCTGGAAGAAGTATGGCATGCGCGGTGCTGGCGGTGGACGTGCTGAGATTATTGGTATTCTTAGTTCGACTCAGGCTCTAGCGACCGTAGTCTCAGCCTTTGATAACAACGATGTTATACCAGCAGGCAATTGGTATCTGACCACTGATCGAGTCTATGGTTTATTCCATCGCGTCGGTGAGACTGTAGCTCTGCAAGTTGATGGCGCTCCTGGTGGCACTGCCATTGTGGAGGCTGACGGTTCAGTTTCGCTTGGCGCTCAAACAAGCGTGGCTCATATTGGCTATGCCTACCTGGGGCTAGCAATGACGCTCAATCTAGATATCGCAGGCAATCGAGGCTCTAACGAGGCTCGTATTCGCAAGATACTAAACATCCTTCCTCGCTTCCACAATACAGTGGGCGCGAAGGTTGGCACCAGCCTTTGGAATACTCAGGAGGTCACTTTCAAAACAGTGAGCGACTTGACTGATAGACCGACTCCTTTGTTCAAAGGCATTGCCGGTATTCGCCCGTCGGATAGCCATACCGAGCAAACTAAGCAAGTGGTTGTTATGCAAGATATTCCGGCACCACAAACGTTGTTGAGCCTCGATATTGAATTGGAGATAGCAGTAGATTAATGAGAGCACCAATAGTAGCCAAGCCATTCCGCGAATCACATGCTGACTTGTTCGAGTCTTCCGGAGACTATGAGCGTCAGTTCAAAGCTTCCATTCCCATGCTCGCGCAGCTTGGGGCAATTGACCAATGCTCGACTCACATCGTTGACGGCAGAATTTTGGTAATAGCTGGCTACATGGAAATTGCACCAGGGGTGGCCGAGTTGTTTATTTACCCTTCGAAGTATGCGCGCGAGTACAGGCGTGATTTTTATAGCGAGGTGAAATTCTGCGTGCAGCATTTGAAAGCGCTGTTTAGGCGGGTCCAGTGCGCCGGAGAAGAAACTGAACTATCACGTCGCTGGCTGACAAAACTTGGTTTTGTTTACGAGGGTACACTCCGGTCATATACTGTCGACGGTAGTAACATGACTATCTGGGGGATTGTGTAGATGACGGCAGCTATCTCTGGTGGACTAGGTTTAATCGGCGGTTTGTTTGGCATGAGCCAGAAACCAGCAGGGCCGGGCATTGCGCCGCAAATGTACATAATGGCAGGGCAGGAGCAGCAAGGGGCCGCGCGTGGTGAAGCTCAAATGCTTGGCCGCGAAGCTGCTTTCTCCTATGAGCAAGGCTTGCTAGAAGCCGCTCAGACTGAATACAAAATGCGGTCTATCAAGGAGCAGCAAGCTCTCAAGTTTTCTAGCCAGGGCATCACTCTTGGTGGCTCTCCTCTTGGTGTTTTGCAAGAGACTGAAAGTCTAGGGATGCAAGAAGCAAATGCTCAAAGAAGGCGGGGGACCGAGCTGTCAGGCCTCTATGAAATGCAAGGTCTTCAGATGCTCCGGCAAGGTTCGGCGGCTGCTTTCAGTGGCTTCGCTCAGTCGTTGCAATCTCAGTGGGATGCAAAAGTTCAAGCGTCACAGCAGAAGGCGCAAAACTTCCAGACTGGCATTGCTGGCCTGAGAGCTGGTGTCGAAGGCTTTGGCTCTATGTTCAAGAGTAAGGGCACCCCATAAGGAGGCGTTATGGTTGAGAGATATAATCAAGGTCAACTGGCCTCCCCTGTTGTCGGCACTCCTGGCTTAGACAAGAGCGCAGGACAAACTGAGCTTCAAATCGCTCAGACAGCTGATGCTATGCGCACCAGTCAAAATCAGATGTCTATGCAAGCCTCTCAGCGTGCAGAGCAAAGCTTCAATTCTGCTTACTCTTCTTTCCATCAATGGGGTGCGGAGAGACGCTATGAAGCTCGTTTGCAGAAGGCTCAAGAGAACGAACAGCGTCGATTGCAAGTTCAGTTTGATAGGCTCGATGAGGATGACTTGCTATCTGGTCATATCGAAGACCTGCAAAATAGACACGCAGCCTCACCAGCCGGAGCGGTGAAAGAGTTCACCGAGAACATTGGAGTCAGGCGGCAAGAGTTCGCTCAGCGCTACGCTAACGACCCGATCAAAATGAGAATGCTCATGCCTACTCAGCGGGCCTCAGAGCGCGGTGCTCTGAACGTTCTCAAGCAGTGGGCAAGCTCTACCACTACAGCCAACCTCAACAAGCGCTTAGCCTTGATGCCTGAAGAGTTGACTAACAAAGTTAGTAGCTTGAAGGGCACTTTGCCTGAGCAATTGCTTGGCTTCCAGAAAGCTTTGACTGCCAGCAATAGTGTTTACGAGAACATGAAGAACTCGGCTGTGAGTCCAGCGGACAGAGACTTGATTGCTACTAAGCAAATGGGCTTGCAGCAAGGCGCTGGCAAAGACTTTGTTAACCACGTCATGGCGCAAGTGCCTGACGGCGAAGACGGAATGAAGTACCTCAACACTGTTGCAGAAGCTTTAAAAGACCCTGCTAAGAATGGTATCAACCTGGCACCTGAAGACCATAAGAATTTTGTTGAGCACGTTCATTCTCAACGAAGTGCGCATGAGCAGGAAGTTATTGTTGGTATTCAAGGCAAAAATATACTTGAAGCTTTTGACGCTAACAAGTTGAAGAATAGCTTGTACCGGGCAGCTGACGACCCGAAAAAAATGAACGAGATAGTTACTCAAGTTCAGAGCAGGCTAAACGACTTAGACAAGCAGATAGCGCTAGTCAGCCAAGAGCCTGAGTCTAAAATCAGAAACGCTAAACTCGCAGGTTTAAAGCAAGAGCAGAACATCTACATAAACGAGACAGGGCAAGAGCTTAAAGAGCGAAGAAGCTTTGAGCAATTACAGCGCACTCTCACGTCGTTCGCTCGCAGCAATATCAGCTTCCAGCACAGCATGGTTAGCTTTGCTCAAGGGCAACAAAGATTCGCTCAGTGGGAATCAGACTTGGCTACCAAGCAAGTTAAGAATGAAGCTGACAATATCCAGCTGCAAAAAATGGACGCTTTCAATCTTAGTCAGGCTCTAATTAACAAGCGCGTTACAGAGGCTATGGCTGAGCCGTCAGCGGTTAAGCGGCAACAATCAATGCAGAAAATTATTGGCGACGCGGTGCCGGTGGTTAACAATGCAATCCATAGCTTAGCGGTCAAGGCTGAGTCAGGGCAGGCGTATTTAGACTCTTTGCAGAAGGAGCTTAAGACTGCTATGGGTGCCAAGTCATCAAATGGTTTCTTTGGCATTGGTGCTAATCCTAGCGTGCCATTAAAGGGCGATGAATTAAAGAGGGCGCAAGCGAAGGCCGAAGCCGATTTTGCTTCTATCGTGAAAGTGAAGCAAACCAACTTCGATCACATGAATGATGCCATGCAGCAGCTCGGAGTGCTAACTGTAAACAAGGCTGAGAAGACTATCTTGACTCAGCAGATCAACACAAAAATGCCGAACTTACTCAACAGCCCAGGCTACCAGAAAATGCAGCCCCAGCAGCAGGCCGCCTATCGTGCTCGTGCAGTACGCGCAATAGTTGAAGACTATCGACAAGGAAAATCAAGATGAGTTCTTTTGATGATTTAGTTGCTGAAGTTGAGCAGGCTCCACAAAAAGGGCCTGAAGTAAATACTGCGGCAAGTGGTAGCTCCTTTGATAATTTGGTTTCAGAAGTGGAGCTGCAAGCGCAGACTCCACAGATGGACACCAGGACTCCGGAGCAACCGAAGCCAGGCACGTCTGACAATCCGTTTCAAGGCATCATCACGTTTTCGGAAAAAATGAACGAAGCGCGTGAGGTTGGTAAATCAAGCTTCCGTGATTCTGCGCTTGGTCATGCTATTCGCAGTGGCTCCATGACTCTTGAAGAAGCAGAGAAGCAGATTACTGCTGATGACCATTTGGCTCAGATGTCTAGCGACTTGATTCAATACGAGAAAGACTCAGCTCTCCCCTGGTTAACTGGCATTGCGGTATCGACAGCTAAACAGTTGCCGATGGTTGAAGCAAGCCTTGTGCCGCTTGCTGGTGGCTTTGCTGTTGGTGGCGGCTTAACAGCTGCTACTGGCGTCGGTGCTCCCATTGCTGTGCCGGTTGGTGCCACCACGGGTGCGGCAGCTGTAGGTGGTTGGACTTCCGACCTAGTCAAAGGCCAAGAGTATTTGAGATACCGGCGCGAGGGAATGTCTCACGAAGCAGCCGACTGGGCATCAACTCTTGAGGGGCATTTTCAGGGCGCTCTCGCTGGTATCAGATTCGGCCAGGCCGCTAAAATTCCAGTAACGACCGCTAAGAATATTCTGGCCGCTCATGCTGAGTCTATTGCTCACATGCTAATGGACGGCACCAAATTTGCAGGGCAGCAAATCTTATTGTCCGAAGCTGGAACGGCAGGGAAGCTAATCACTGACGCCATTGCCGGTACTGTTTCGAAGACTCCAAATGTGGTGCCTACTCTAGAATCAGCAGCAAAGGAATTTGCCAGTACTTTCAATGAGACTTTGAAGGGAAGTATCGGTCTGTTCGCTGGTGGCAAAGCAACAGGCGCAATTGCAGGTGCAACGCTGCAGAAGGTTTTCAAGAGGGCTCATGACGAACATTTGTCTAAGCAGCGTGAGAAGCTGCAAGCCATCAAAGACGCAGAGCAGGCTGATGCAGACAAAAAAGCAAATGCTAACACTGCACAAGATAAACCAGATAATGCAAAATCTGGGCCTTCCAAGTCTGCAATCGAGAAAGCACGAATTGCCGAAAAGCAGCTAACGAAGCGCATCGCGGCAGAAAATGAAGTGCGTCGAATTATCGAAGCTGCGAGCTCGCGTTTCTACACCTCGACAGGTGAGACGCGCTTGCAAGAAGTGCATAGAATCCAGCGCCTGTTTAAGCGTATGGTTAAGAACTCCTCACTGCTAGATGACAAAGCAAAGGCTAATTTGCTCGCGCGTACGATTGACATCGATGGCGTGAAAGCTTTGCTAAAAAATGGTGAGCAGTTCATTCAAGACCAGTGGGGCAATGAGTATGCCAATGCCATGAAAGAGGCGACCACTAAGCTGTATGGTGCCATCAAGGCTGGTCAGGTCAAAGGCAAGAAGTCTGCCTTGCCTCCGAGCGCTCAGCAGTCACTCAAGTGGTATCAAGAATTTTTTGCAGAGCCCACGGTAGAGAAGGTAAAAGGCTCACCGAAGCGGGCCGCAGGCGAAGCACAAGCTGAAGCTCGCGCAGCCGCTTTGAAGAAGGCGCGTGACTATGTCAACCATGGCATGGCCGAAGAACAGAAGCGGCTTGACGAGCAAGTGAACAAGCTTGAAAGCGACGAGCTATCGGAAATTTTCAATCATCCAGCAGAGTTGCTAGAGAAGAGTCGCATTGCAATGCAGGCTCAAAGATTCTTCAGCAATGGTTTCGACCAGGCCGGAATACTTGAGCTAGCCGCTGAGATTCAAGACTTGGTTGACCACGGCAAACAAAGCTTCTTAGAAAGCAAGAAAGCCGAAGGACAGCGGCTGCTAAGTTCTAGGAAGAAAATTCTTGACGCTGTTCAAGGTATCAAGCCAGTGGTTCCTAGCACTGAAGCGAAGGGGCCGCGGCAGTTGAACCCGGTTGGTCGCTTGGCTCACAGTTTGCGCAGAAACTCGTCCGCTCTCTGGGACAAGTTGCTGCAAGACACTCCGGTTGATGAGCGGCAAAAGCTGATCGGTTCGGTCCTCGACTTCACCGAAGTTGAGAATAAAGAATCACGCATCAATATCGAGGCTGCTACAAAACTCAATGACCTTTATTCAGAGGCTGTTGGCTCTCTCAAAGAGGCTACTAGATTGTTGCGCAATGGCGCCGATACAAACAAGCGAGTAGAGCTGAAGTTTACCGATGCTGAAGGCACCACTGTAGTTGAGAAGCACACCTTGAACCAGCTCACTTATTTGTCTATGGCAATGGATGACCCTGGCGCTGTGCCTGGCCTGTTGCATGGCAATGGCTACACTCTCGAAGGCATGGTAGAAGCTGGCCACACTTCAACTCAAGAGGCTCTCAGAGCGATTCTTGAGACACACGAAGACGGAAAGTATTTGAAATTGGGTGGAGCTGTAAAAGACTTCTACCGTTGGTTCGCACCGCAGGTAGCTAATCACTTCTTGAAAGAGAAGGGCGTCACCTTGCCGATGGACGATAACTATTCAGGCCAGATTTTCCACCGTCACCTTGAGAGAATTAAAAGTGCCGGCGATCTGATGCAAGATATTAACCAGGCCGCTCAGAGAACTCTTGACCCTGGCTCAATCAATGCTCGCTCAAATAGCAAGATGCCAATCAAGTTAGTTGACCCGTTCAACCAAGTGCAGCGCCACAGAGCTGACATGGCTTTCTGGATAGCTAACAGCGCAAAAGCTAGAGAGCTTAGCTTTATTTTCTCTGACTCAACCAAAGACGGCTTGAGAGATGTTATTGAGCACAAGCTTGGAACAGACTTCCGGAGCTTAGTTGATGCTCGTCTAGCCTGGCAGTTTCACCTCAAGCCCGGTGTGATGGATATTGGAGATCGAACGTTCCAGACAATCAAATCGAATATGGCTACCGGTATGCTTGGCGCTAGAATTGACCAAGCTCCGAAGCAGTGGACAAGCATACTTAGCGCTTTGTCCAACGCTACATATGCAGAGTATGTCGATGGCCTCCGTGGAGCCATGGACAAGAAGAGGCTGCAAGAATACCTGTCTCAATCTGAGCTGTACAAAGACAGGCAGAATCACATCTTGCCGCAGATTCTAGAAGCCACAAAAGAGCGCACCTTCGTAGACTCTGTCACTGGTGACAAAGCTCTTGCCGTCAAGACTTTCTTCCTAACTCCTATGCACAAGTGGGGCGATGGAGTTGGCGCAGCTGTTGCTGGTTTCATTGAATATAACCGCGTCAAGAAAGCTGGTGGCACTGAGCAAGAAGCAGTGCTCGCCGGAGACAGGCTCGTCGACCAGACTCAATCATCTTCCAGGGGCTCGCAGAAAGTGCCCGCTGAAATGAAAGGTGGTGTAGCTAGTTTGGCTATGGCTTTCCAGAAAGAGGGCATTCAAGCTCTCAATAGAGAATCAGGCGCTATCCGTGATTATATGATTCACAAGGACAGCAAGCACCTTGGTCGAATGGCTCGCGTGATTCTTAGCATTCACGTCGCGCAGACTTTGTTCCAGTCTCTGAACAATGCTCCGGCTTTCCTACTTGGTGACAATAAGGAAAAGCAAGAAGCTGCATTGAAAGTGCTTAGCACTGCAATTGCCGGAAGCTATGCGCAGATGCCTCTTGTAGGTTTCGATATTGTTGGTGGTACGTTGTCCGGCTGGGAAGGTCGGCAAGAGCCTCGCACTGTCCTCGGTGGCTTGGCTTCGGATTCTAGCAAGTTGATAAAGCGAACCTGGACAATAGCTCGCAAACTTGCCGAGAACGAAGACGTCGAAGGCGAGGACTGGGTCAATGCTTTCAAGTCGACTGCTTCGGTTGGAAGTGTTGCCACAGGTCTTCCCTTCTGGGGGCTCTGGAAATATACTGAGCTAGGTAGTAAGGCGGTCAAGAAAGCGACGGGTGAGGAATGACAGTAAGTACCACACACGTAAATAACAGCTTCCTTGGCGACGGTGTTGCAACCGTCTTTAACTTCACGTTCCAGGTGCAGAAAGTTGAAGACATTCAAGTCGCGGTTGACGATGACGTGGTCGTCGACGGAATTTCTATTTTGCTTAATGCAAATCAGAAGCTCGCTCCTGGTGGCAATGTCACTTTTGACGCGGCTCCGGACGACGAGATTATCGTCAACATCGAGCGCGTGACCGAGCAAGTTCAAAACAGTGGCTTCACTCTTGAAGGGAAGATTGACACTGCGAAGCTTGAATTTACTTTTGATCGCATGGTGATGATGTTGCAAGAAGCAGCTTCCCGCACTCAAGGCCAAATTGGTCCCCAAGGTCCGGCTGGTCCCACAGGTCCGGCGGGTAACATTGCTGGCCCAGCGTCCTCGACCAATAATGCGTTGGCAATCTGGAATGGTGGTGGTGGAAACGTTCTTAAGAATGGCCCTGAGCCAGTAAATAATGGCGACGTTCTGAAAGTTGTCGGCGGTGTATGGGCTGCTGCGGCAGCTGCTGCTACATTCCCCAGTGGAACGATTATCTTGTGGGACACTAACCTTGCTGCTATTCCCACAGGCTGGGCCGCAATGGACGGTCAGACGGTGACGATCAACGGCGTTTCAAAAGTCACGCTAGACACTCGCGGCAAGTACCTCATGTGCGCTGCTGTAGCTGACAGTGGCTCCTCTGGTTACACTGGCGCCACTGTTAGGCCGGGCACCGTATCTGGCACCAAGACTCACCAGCACGCCCAAGGCGGTGCTGTTACTAACAGCTATGACTATGCGACTGGCAGCATTTCATCTGGTGCCGTTCTCGCAGGCTCTGGCGGTTTCGCAGCTGCACAGAATGGCACTATAAGCTTCACTCCTGCGCCTCACTCGCATAGCGCTAGTCTCTCCGGTAACGTTCAAGCAAACACTGAAGACCAACGGCCAATTGAAGCAGCACTCTTGTTGATAGTGAAGGTGGACTAATGACTGTAAGCACTACACACGCTAGCAATAGCTTTATTGGCGACGGTTCGACAAAGTCGTTTAACTTTACTTTTGCGGTAATTGCCGACAACCCGCAACTTAACGTGTTGTTGAATAATGCGACTCAGACTTCTGGCTTTGCTATCCTCCCAAATAGCAAACAGTCTGAGTCTCCTGGTGGCGTGGTTCTTTTCACAGTTGCTCCTGCGCTGGGCGCTGAATTGGAAATTGAGAGAGACACTAGCGAGACTCAACTCTCGTCATTCCCGCTAGAAGCGAAGCTAAACACGACGAAGCTTGAAGCCTCGCTAGACAAGACAGTCTTGATGGTTCAAGAAGTGCGGCGCGATGTTCTCGCTCGCACGTTTCTCTGGCGTGGTGCTTGGTCTGCAACTGAGACTTATCAACCAGGTGAAGCTGTTAGTTATAACGGCGTTAGCTATATCGCGCTAGTTGAGAATCTAAACAGTGAGCCACCATCTGTTAATTGGGATGTTCTGTCTGCTCGTGGTGCCACCGGCGCTACTGGTGCTACAGGTGCACAAGGGCCAACCGGCGCGACTGGTGCAAAGGGTGACACTGGTTCGCAAGGGCCGCAAGGTATCCAGGGGATTCAAGGCGTTACAGGCGCAACTGGTGCCAAAGGTGATACCGGTGCTCAGGGGCCGCAAGGTGTCAAAGGAGACACCGGCGCACAGGGGCCGCAGGGAGATGTTGGACCGCAAGGTGCTAAAGGTGACACTGGTGCGACTGGTGCCACAGGCTCGCAAGGCCCTCCTGGAAGTACTTCGGGACCGGGCACCACTGTTGTTGGTCGTATAGCGTCCTGGAACGCAACCGATGGTTCCTTGCTTGCCGACTCTGGCAAACTCGCGGCAGATGTTGTTGTCGGGCCGTCTACGGTTACGGATGGCCGAGTTGCTGCTTTCGATGGCACTGGCGGAAAATTACTGAAACAGGACACAAGATTGGCAGCTGACTTGGTTGCTGGTCCTGCATCCTCCACCTCTGGCAATGTGCCATCATTCAATGGCACTGGCGGTAAAACTTTGCAAGATAGCGGTAAGGTGGCCGCCAATTTAGTTACTGGCCCTGCCTCTGCTGTCTCAGCAAACATTGCAAGCTATAACGGCACCGGCGGCAAGACTATACAAGATTCTGGCGTAGCAGCCGCTTCCGTGGTTGTTGGCCCTGCAACTGTCACTGATGGTCGCGCCGTAGCTTTCGACGGCACTAGCGGAAAGTTACTCAAGCAAGACACTAGACTCACCGCTGATTTAGTGGCTGGCCCCGCCACAAGCACAGACAAGGCGGTCGCTCTCTACAATGGAACCACCGGCAAGCTGCTCAAGGATGGTATCGCTCCTGGTGCCGCAAATAATGTACTAACTTCAGACGGCACCAACTGGACTTCAGCGGCTCCTGCAAGCGGTACTGTTTTCACCAGCGCTGACCAAACCATTATCGCTGCTGGTGCGCTGACACTGGCGCATGGATTAGGCTTTGTGCCCAAAGATATCTGGCTCGCATTAGTTTGTCAAAGCGCAGAATTTGGCTATTCAGTTAATGATGTCGTTGTGCTGGCAGTTTCAGCAGGCAACGCATACGGTTGCAGTATTGTTCCCGATGCTACTAACCTAAATATTAGATTTGGTAGTTACGTGAAACCCTTTGCATTGATACATAAAAGCACTGGTGCTAGCGGGAACGAAATCACGGTTGCAAGCTGGAAAGTGAGGTTCTACGCACGATGACAAAATACTTTGTAGATGCTGAAGGCAATTATAAGGGCGGCTACGATGGCGCTGAACCGCCTAAAGATTATATCCAAATCGATGCTCCACCAAATTACGGCCGAGACAAGTGGAACGGCCTAGAGTGGATTCCATTCGCTGACACTCAGCCAAACATGGCAGGCTTTATCTTGGCCGTAAATAGTGATCCGATGGTTGTCTCTAATCCAGAGCTGCTATTCGCTTTGGCTTCATTGATGCCTGTCATTCAGAGCGACCTAGCATTCTTAGCCTCTTTGGGAGTTAATTTCTTGCCTGGGCACTGGCAAAATGCTTTACTTGCCTTCGGTCAAACCTGGCTCAGCGATGAAGTTCAGGCCATGCTACTCGGTCATGCGGCCACCTATCGCATTCCAATTGCCTAGACTTGTCAGGGGTGCAACTCGGGTCTACACTCCTTAACTATGTAGTCTAGTGGAGAGTTTACCAATGGCAAGAGCACCTAAGGCACCTAAAGACCCAGCGAAATTGAAGGCTGAGAAAGAAGAGTTGAAGCAGTACGAAGTGCACACCGGAGTCGGTATGCTCGACGGCCTGGTGAATAAAGTTGACGTGAACAATGACGGCCTGTCTGATGCCGCTCAAATCAATCGCGCCTATCAGAAGTTCTCACCTCAAGGCGATCAGCTCATGTCGCTGTTCAAAGCTGTTGCACCATACATCAGCAGAGAAGGCACAGAGAAAATGATTCTCGATTCTCCGATGATTAAGCCAGGCATGAAGGATGAAGCGCGAGCTGCTATCCAACAAATCCTCGAAGTGGCAAAGGATACTGTAGCTCTCGCGGGTGAAGGTGCTGAGGTTGCTGCTCAAGTTGCTGAAGTTGTTAAAACGGTCAAAGCGGTAACCAAGTAAAGGGAAGAGGAAGTGAGCAGTGATAGAAACCGTATTATTTTACTTAGTTCTGACAGCGGCTCTTGGTTGGCTCCTTGTGATCTCGAATCCCATCACCAGTGCAACCTTGAAGTCTGTGAAGTCCGTAAGTATCTCGATACCTATAGCGAAATCACAAGAGGACAAGTCCAAATCGGAGTGGCTACTGCGATAAGCGGTCTGCTTCTTTCTAGCTTGTTTGGTGTCGGCATCTTAGCTATGTGGGTCTACCACCTAGTTCATGGCCTGCCGTTTCCAGATGTGCCTTGGATAATACTTTCTATCGCTGCCGCTCCTTTCTCGGCAGGCGTGATTACAAGTCTGCGAATCCCCAAGAAAGCAACGGTCAAGATTGGCCTAAACAAAGGAGATGACAATGGCTAATGGTTCTAGCGGCTCAGCAAATATTGCTGCAACTGATACCGCAATTGACTTTCATGGCACCATGAAAAATCTCTTGCTCTGGACTGATACCAGCGCAGCAGACTTGAGCGTTCAGCTCGACAATGGTGTAGCTGTGGCCGGCGCCGCGAACACTGTAAAGGTGCAGGCTGGCATGTCTAACGGCTTGAGACTATCAGGCCTATGGCTTGATGGCATTCATGTTATTGGTGCCACTGCATCTGGCAAGCTCAACTGGGTGGCTTGGTAATGACGGCTGCCACTCTGCCGCTTTCAGCGATGGAAGACCGATGGCGCATTGCTAGACTGATTGCAACACCAGTCATCAAGCACTTCGAGAGCTGCCACCTCAAGTCTTATATTTTCAAGAAAGAAACTTGGGCGACTATCGGATGGGGCAAAGCCATTCCGCTGTCACAACATCCCAAGACAATCACTCAGGCAGAAGCTGATCGGTTGTTTGAAGAGACCCTGCTAGTGAAGCAGAGAGCTTTGCAGAAAGAGATACCTGCAGCGGTTCTTGACAAGCTCTCGGTCGGTCAGTTGGCTGGCATATTGAGCTTCCGCTATAACGTGAAAGACTCGACTTGGCTTGACCCACGAAGCAACACCAGGAAAGAGCTGGTCAAAGGGAACATCAAGGGCTTCATTGCTTGGCACGCAAAGTGGATTAACGGTGAAGCTGGCCCGTTGAACGGATTAAAACGCCGTCGAAGAGTTGAACGAGAACTCCTCAACGGCGCTAATCTCCAAGCGATTACTGCGGCTAATTGGTATCAGGGTCTGCCTGAATATCGTTAGCCTTGTGTTTAGCGACTCTCAAACAAGCATTGCAGCGGGCTCTCAAACCTCCCCGCTGCAATTTGCTTCTGGGGCTCTCTTTGTCCGGCAAACCACAAGAGAGACAGTCTCTGTCATACGTGCTTGTGTTTATTGTGGTCAGGCCGTTGACTCTTGCTGGTAGTTCCGTCACGCATTTGACGTGTGCTGGAACTGAGTCATAGTCTCCTTTGCCGATGAACTTCTGACATATCTTGCATTTGGTGCCCATGGTTGTTGGTCTTTCTAGTGTTAACAATTTTTTGACTCCCACAGTTGCATGATTTCTACTTGCACCAGCCTCACTGCTTCTTCTCTGTCTCGCATTTCACTTCGGTGAAAGCTATTTATCTCCGACCTTCGTTCCATCATTGCCTCGTAGGATTCCACTCTTTCAATCGCTCTCCGATATTTTTCTAGCAACAATTCCACTATGAGATTCCTCCGTCATTGTCTGGGTCCCACGCTTGAAAACTTTCCGATTGCTGAATAACAGCACGTAAAATGCCCGAGTCTTTTTCAAAACCTAGCAACATGCGAATGCGGTCGATGTGATTTTGAAACTCTTTCGCTTTAGTCATGTGGTCGCGCATAACGGCTCGCATCTGTCGCCTATAAAGCATGTCGAGGTCTTTCCATAGCTGCTCGCGCTTCTCATTGGCTTCGCGAATGGTGGCGGTGTGCCCGTCGTGTAAGCGAACCATCTCCTCTTCGCGTGTCTCGATTTCATATTCTCTGCTCACCAGCTGCCTCCTTCTTCTCGTTGCGCTTGTACCAGTCGTCAGTTTCGTTCTGCCAGATTCGAATCTTGATTTCAGTTCTAAGCTTGTCGAACGGTACGAAGCAAAGCACCACCCGCAGTGCTTGCCGTCTGAGTATTGAGGCTTCGGCTGGCAGGGCTAGGGCGAAGCAGGCTAATAGAATCAATAGGTATTTCATGACCATTCTGTCCTCCGTTTCAACTCAGCTGCCAATGCGTTCACGTATTCATTAAAGAAGGGCGTCGGGACTGTGTTACCGTGAAAATCATCAATGCTCGTGTAGTCATATTGGACGTCGAATTGCACAGGGTGCGAATAGTACGCATTGAACTTTTCAATAATTGACAACTTGGAGTTGCTGAGAACGAAATCTAACCGCCACAACAGCCGCTCTTTATCTGATGTTGTTTTGTCTTCTAAACGCTTGCAGCCATTACCAATAAAATCGGATTCGGGACTTTCCCAGCTAAGTTCAAGAGCGGCTGCATACTGGGTCCCTGGAAACAAGTCTTGGCAATGCTTCCAGTATCGGCCCTCATTGCTTCCTCGGTAGCCTATAGCTACCTTTTCTTCTGGAAGCGTGGCGATGTAGTCGCGCAGCTTTCTTACATTCTCAATGTTCACTAGTTCCCTCCTTCTGATTTAACTCTTTGTATCCAACGGCTTCTGTTGGTGGCAAAGGTATCTCAGCATTGGCAGGCTTCCACAAATGCAAGCAATGCTCATGGTTGTTTATGTAGTCTGCTTTTCGCGGGTGCAGTTGCATCACTGGCTCATCGTCATTCCAGAACAAGTCTTTGATGAAGCACATCTCGACCCAGTTAGGCGTTCTCTTGTTTAGAGAAACAGAGACATGCTCCCAAGGAATTTCAGCGGTGCTATCGCTGGCAATAACTTTAAGTGGCCGACCGCATGGGCCATAAATTAGAAAGGCTCCGTACCTGTCACCAGGTAAGCTGTTCCAACGGCCAAAGCCTTGAGTGATGCGGCTGCTCTCTACTTTATCGAAATTCATTTGTCTCTCCGTAACTTGCGACGGTGTTCTCCGTCTCTGGGAATAGAATGTCTACGCGAACACCAGTCTTGGTGGTGAATCTAAAACAGAAGCGATCAAGCTCGTACTTGTCGATGCAAGTTAGACCGAGTCTTACTTCCACAAGACCCATTACTTGTTGAATGTCAGTAACTGCTGCATCGCGTTTCTTGTAGAGCAGTAAATCAATGTCTTTTCTGGGGCCTTCTTTGTAGAGCAAGCCACCAGTTAGAGCTACGAAATAGCCGTGTGGCTCGACAAGATGGTTGACTGCCTTTGCAAGCACTAGCGCTTTACCTAAGGTTGCTTCTGGCATGGTGCCTCCTCTTTTGACATCAGTTCTAGCCTGGCATCAGCAATGACACATTCAGCATGTGTCGAATCAATTTTGCGAGCGAAGTGCCAGGCTAGTTTCTCCGCATCTTTAACACGCTCTATTAGTCTGTTGTTCTTTCCAGTGAGGTCAGCAACCTGGTCTAGAAGCGCCTCAACTGTTGGATCAAATGGCGCAGCTTGGCCACCTACAATTTCTGTTGGTCTGTCACTTTCTTGCTCTGGTGCATCTGGCCAAATAGCGGTGATGCAAACCCCTAGGTTATTTTCAAACTCAAGGGCTTCAGCGTGGTTTAGGTTAAGCGCGGCAATAGGCCTGCCACTGTTCTTCTCAATCTGAATCCCTATCACGTCGCCTTTGTCGTTGATACCTTTGTATAGGGCAATGCGGCCCCCTGTTTTGCGGCTCATTCGTTCTCCTCTGCTGGTGTGATTGTGATTTTCTGTACTCTGGTGCCTTCAGTGCGACACATCAGCGGCTTGTCGTTTTCGTATGGTGTACCAATTACTTTCATGTTGACGAAGCGCACATCGCGCACGGTGAAGCGCTTGAGTGTCTCGTCAGTTTCAAACTTGCAGACCTCTTTAATTTCAGCGCGCAAGTCTTCGGTCATTTTCTCGGCGTAGATATCAGCGAAGGTTCTACGTTCTGGTCTGGCTTCGAATGGCTTGCTGTTTACTCCTTGCACGTCAAGTGAGGATTGAATTGGGTATCTGTCTTCGCTCATCATTCCTCCACGGTTACGTAGTGTGTGACCTTGCCAGAGCGGACAGCCTTCTGCACCATCTGACCATCTAAGTCAGTGGCATTGATTCTGTAGCGCACAGCTGCATACAGCCGCGACAAGTCTCTCGCAGTCATGTGGCCAATGTCGCTGTAGCTGAGCGCTTGCAAGTGCTTCTCTTTTGCAAGCTCATTGAAGCGAACAGCCTCAGCAATCAACGCCTGGTAGTCATCGTGCTCATGTTGCCAGCTGAGATAAAACGGCTCACCCGGTATGCGAGGCTTGAATGCTTTTAGCTCTGCCAGGTTATCGGCTTCACACTTAACTCTCTCGGCATTAGCCCAACAACAAGCGAAGATAAAGATCATCACCACCGAAATGAATTTAAACATCAGTCCTCCTTCTTCTTGTGTTTGCATGTGTAAGTGTGGTGAAGTCTGCAATCGAAGCAGGTATGAAACGCTTGCTTGCTGCGGCAAAAGTCTGCGATTGCAATGGCTACCTCATGCCTGAGATAGACAACTAATCCGACAAATGCCCAAGCGGCTAAGCAGTCGAGAATGATGAGGAGCGGAAATTGCAAGAGACTATACATAAGCTTCGCCCTCATGGTCTGCATCAACTACGTCCACATCTGGTGTAGTCATGCGAGTTGGCGCTAACGGCTTCTTGTCGAGCAACGCTCTCTCTCTGTACAATCCATTGCCTCAAGTAGTTTGCGCATTGCTGTGGTGCTCTCTGCATTACGAGGCAGTGACATCATGCTTCTTGCTAGGTTCAAGAACTGGCTGTGCAATTGCTTTGGCATAGCACCCGCCTCAAAGTACCGAATTAGCTCGTTCATTGGTTTCTCCTTAGTGATTGGTGATTGCAAAAATAATTAGGCAAAGGTAGAAGAGGCAGACCCAAATAAAGAAAGTGCACCGAACCTCTTCACTCCTCTCAAGTAAGTGCATGGCGTAGGCTTCGTCTTCTTCTAGTTGTGACCTCATAGCTCCTCCTTCGTTCCGGTCCAGACAGTGGTGTCGCCATGCTGCTCCAACCTGGTGAAGCTGTAGTTTTTAGCGAAGCGTTTGCTAGCCATCACCTCGAACTCACCAGTCGTTAAGTCTTGATAGACCAGGCGCTTTCCTTTGTTGAGGAAGCACATAATTTGCAAGACATGATAGTCATCGTCTAAGTGAAGCTCTCCAACTTGCAGCACCTTGTAGCGGTCTTTCAGTTCAACCATGGTGCTGTTTTGACTGGCTTGCGCTGGTAGAGCCAAGCAAATCAATGTCACTGCTAGTAGTAGTTTCTTCATGCTCGTTTCCTTTCTCCTTGAAATATCCACTTCACATTGTTTGAGCGTTTCGCATTGCACTGCCTGCAACTTGGTTGAATGTTGTCTCTTGCGTAACTGCCACCAGGGATAATGCGGTCGGCTTCAACAGTTCCAAATCTCAATCGCTTTCCGCAGTGGACGCAAGCGCACTGTTTGCCAGTTCCAAATGTTTCAAGCATCCACCACTTGCGTACGCGCCTGGCATGAGAGCCTCCGCGTTTATCTCCTCCCGCCCTGGGCATTAGTTACCTAATCCTTTTCTAGAGAGTTCAATTCGGAATTGACCACTCCACAAGGCGTCTATACTGTCTACCTTTATTCGAGGAAAAAGCTGAGTAATTAGCTTTTCAAACTGCTTAGCTTGCGCAAGGCTGTCGAGAGGAATCGCCGCGCGACAGCTTTTGTCTTCTGGCTTCCCCATCAGCCTTTTGCCGATGGCCTGCACCTGGGCATACGCTTTCTTGTATTCAACTTCTTCGTTCATATCTCACTCCTTACAATCCAAAACTTCCAAACACATCTTCTTCATCTGGTACCGCCGGTGGTTTCTCGCTTGCCAACTCCTCCCATAGCGGTTCGAGTACGTTCCAGCACGCTTGAGCAAATGCCACGTCAAGAGCGTCATCAGCTCCCAATGCAGCAGAGCGCTTACGCCAAAAATCTCTTACACACTGATGCCGCTTGTCTCCACCGGCTTGCTCAAGTAACTTGATTAGCTGCTCGCGGCAAACTTCAACAGTGGGCACTTTCTTAGCGCGTTCACCATTTGTGCAAACTGTGATGCCATCAGACATCGTGTAAGTTTTGATGTTCATCCCTTCATCTCCACTAGACGCCACACAATAGGAGCGCGGCCACCTTTGCTCTCGCCCTTCTCTTGAGACACACGGCCAATCGATTGCAGCTCTGAGAGAGCTGAGGCAATAGCACTGGCTTTCGCTACGTTTTTAAGACCAGTCGTCAATTCATTTTGCGTTTTTGCGCCCGATTGCAATGCCGCTAAGAGCCTGTCATTCAAGCTTTCAGTAGGTGCATGATGTGTAGTCGAGGCACCAAATATCCATTTAGCTGACGCTAAGCAGTAATCCCACACTGCATTGGCTGCTTTCAAATGCACCAGCCTAATCATGGTGTCGCAGTCCAGGAGGCTATAAATTAAAGCAAGCCTACGAATTTGAGCAGGACCGCGAGCTGTGATATCGCCAATGATGCCGCCGCTCTCTTGCATAGTCACTCGGTAATAGAGCGCCCGGTAGTAATCACCGGCCTCGGCATCGAAGTGCATGACTCTTTCTTTCTGACTGTGCGTGATAGCCTCTTTCAAATCGTGAGCCAAGTTTGGTATCAGCGCCTCATTCAATCCTTCCGGAAAAGCCAGAATTTTTGAGCGACGCGAACAGAACCACAAGAAGCGATTGACCAGGCCGTTCGATAGCTCGACCTTCTCAAGTAACTTTGCGAGCTCGTGTTTTGTTATGTGACCGAGCAAGCCGATATGAACATCAGTAGCGACTAGAGGGTTATTCTTAGTCATGATGGAGAGCTTGCGTCTGTCCCACGCATCACGGATAGCAACAGACAAAGTATTGCCTTGACGCTGCATTGCTCTGAGCGCCCCAGCAAACTCGCTCTCAACCACTAGCAAGCGCTTGTCGACGATTCCTTCGTCAGCGTCTTCATCCTTAGTCGCTGCCTTCCCGTCACGGACAGATGCAATCAAGCCTTCACCAGATGAAAGTCCATTAGAGATAGTGAGAGAAGGTGTGGCTAATCGCGCCTCTGCATCCTCAAAGATTCTTTCAATCGGTCCTAGACTGGTGCCCTTTCTAGCATTGGCAGAAGCGCCCACAACCATGCCAAAGAGCAAAGGGTAGTGACGGTCATCGCCTATCTTTGTCCACGACTTGCGCCCGAACGTAGCGCCCGCTCTAACAAGCAATGTTGCGAGCACAGCAGCAGGGTCAGCTTCACTGCTAGCAACTGACGCAGCAACGATGCGACCGACCAGGCCGTGCAATGCTTCTTCTTTTAATACCGGCCATTCACTAACATGGAAGTCGTCAGGCTCTTGCTCTCTCAGATCGACCTGAGTGTTCGGAGCTGACGTCTGAGTGTTCGGACCCTGCTGGAATCTGTTCGGAGTGCCTTCGTAGACATACCGCTTACCGGCCATGTGGAAAATTGAACCAACGCCTACACCTTCGCTTCTGAATGTCTTCCACTTGCGGTCGCAAGCTCCTGGCTGATACTTCGGAGAGTTGCCCGACCATTGGTCCCACAAGTCGCAGGAGTAGCCACCAGACTTGAGAGCCATGCCGACTCTAATCCAAGTCTGGTAGTCATCTGATTGAATGCAGTGAAGCGCATCAATTAAAGCGGCTTCGTCAAACTTTCTTGGTGGTGCGCCAGTGGTGGCAGGCCCTTGGTCACGTTCCGCAAAATAAGCACCATATAAACGCTCGAGCCCATCTTGACAATTGGCTAGCGCCTTGTCGTTGAAAACATTGCCGGTGACTGTAAAGTAGCGTGGGCTGTTGAAGTCATAAACTTCAAGGCCCATCTCCTGGCCTTTCACTTTCCACTTCTTCGAGCCGGTCGCAATTGCGCGGCCTTCGCAAATTATGTGCAGGCCTTCGCCGGATGGCGAGTACTCGACATAGCTATCAGTAAACCAAGCGACTATGTCAGCAGCCCACTGGTCTAGCTCGCCCGTGTAGGGGTTAATGCAGTGGTCCAGGTCAATTCCTACCAGGCCATCGCCTTCAGCGTAAACAAAGCCAATACCGTCCATGGTGTCGCAGGCATTTGAAGCCTCTGCGAATGAGCACCAGGTAGAAGGGTCATTTACTTTTGCATAGGTTCCGTCAAGCTGTAGCGGTGGCTTAGTGCGCTTGCCGTTACGCTCTTCGTATTTCCATACTACCCATTGGTCAAGAGCCCGCATAGGCTCAGGAATGAATGGGGTGTTACTGAGGATTGAAACCATTTGTCATCTCGTAAACTTTGATGGTGACACCAGGACGCTCGTCTGAATTGCAGTAGCGTTTCTTCTCTTTTCTCTTGCAGACCAGGGCATCGTCAGTCCATGCAATGCCGGTCAGCGCGTCTTCAGTTGAACGAATAATCTTGGTTAGGTCAGGTGTGCCAGTGTGCCAATGTGGTGCGTCTGGTCTTAGAATGTGGCTGTACTTTCCGGTCCTGTAGTGACACTTAGGGCGTGGAAAGCGAAAGACATAAGTCATGAAAATTGGTCCGGAGAGTAGCGGCCCTTGATACTGGTTCTTGGCCGCTACTTCAACCTCCGACCGCCAGACTTTAGTGTTCGGATTAGCCGGTCTAACGAAGGCTTTGCCTTTCTTGCTTATGCCTGCAACCTTGCTCCCGCCTGGCCGTGGCATTCCGTTCACTTCAATCTGGATCATGTGTCACCTAAGCGAATGGATCGTAATCGTCACTTTCGGAGCTAGACTCTTGCTCTTGCTCGCCTTTGGCCTTCGGTTCCATCAGCTTCAAACGTTGAGCGACAACGATAATCTTCGAGCGCTTCTCGCCGTCCTTCTCCCACTTCTCTTCTTGCAGCTCGCCTACAATGCCGAAGAGGTGCCCTTTCTTTATGTACTCGCCAGCTACGCCAGCGGCATCGCCCCAAATTTTGATAGTGAACCAGTCAGTAATCTGATCTTCACCTTTCTTGGTCACACGGTTGATTGCCATGCGAAGCTCACAAACTTTGGCACCACTATTGAAATGGCGTAACTCAGGGTTAGAGCCTGCTCGGCCTACTAGGACTACGTTATTAATCAATTTTCTGTTCTCCTTCTTCTAAACCTGGGAATGCGATTTCGGGAGCAAACTTGCCGACTTCGAGCGCGAACTCTAAATCCTCTTTTGCCTCTTGTCTTTTGAGCGCCGAATAGCGCTGTAGTGCTACTTTGAGAAGCTCAATAATTTCTGCGTCGTGTTTGCTATCTTCAAAAGTCCGCAAGTATTCATTGGTTTGACCGAAATAGATTCTTATACTGCTGAGCCTGAAATCAGGCTGTAGCAGGCTTTTTACAAGGGTGTCAGCACCTTGCGCCTCGTTTAGATTTGAAGCTGCGTTACTGATGCTGTTTTCGTTCACAATTTTCACGTTCCTTTCTCCTTACTTAAGAACTTCAACTACTTGGGCTGTTTTCGACGCCACATTCAGCGCCGGTGCTGACACCTGACAGGCCTTCCGACAGCCTCGGCCAAACTTGTGCCACTTCGGATGCTTGATAGAAAATGGAATCTTTGGCATTGCCACCACCATGACCAGGGCGTTAGGGTCAGTGACTCGATACCAGTGCTTGCCATCAGAGACGAGCATAGGGTCCGCAGCAAAAACGGACTGGCATGAGAGCACCAGGGCTAGTGCCGCCATCACGATTGGCTTAGGCCATGATTCAAGTTCTTTCATTGCAGCCATCATGGTCTTCTCCCAGATACGCTTTTCGCGGTCGGTTGCTTTGGGCCCGAACGGGAAAGCTCGTCTAATTTCCGGTCTGATTCTGAGTGCGGCTAGGCCTTTGTGTACGGTGATAACTTGATTGATAGCGACCTTCGCCTCTTCTTCAAGTTGTCGATCGGTCTTCTTCGCTGGTCTATTCGGCATCGTCTTCTTCATCTCCTCCACCAAGGGTCAGGCCGCTTGGTGACACAACTTTGACCTTAGCGAAGTGATTGGCTTCTCTGGTGCCAGTGCCAGGAACGTCTTTCAATTCACCTTTATTGATTGCTGCAATCAGCTTGCGATAGCTGTATTTCAGCTCGTAGTCGGCGTCTATTGACTTGAAAGCTTCGATGCCTTCCTTGATTATGTGTTCCTTCACAAGAGCAGCCTCATGGACATAGGCACCACCTTGCTTCACAAATTTGATAAGACCGCTAGCGAGTTTCAGCGTCTTGCTCTTGAACTCACCCTTTTTGTTTTTAGGCAAACGGTGCGGCCCTAGCTGCTTACCGAGCGGTGTGACAAAATTCGCAAACCAGAACTCAGCAGCCTTGTCGTATGGCAAACATCTCTCTTCGCAGGCTGCGCGGTAGCGAGAGGTGCGGTCAACATGCGTGAGCATTTTGTCAGTGACCTGGTCTAGCTTAGCTTCGAAGGCTTCCAGCTCAGCATGAGTAGGATTAGCGCTAAGAGTAGGCCACTCAGCCCAGCCAAGCTTACTGAGAATAAATGAGGGCTCAAGTACTTCTCCTGTCTCTGGATCAACCAATCCTTGCTCAGTCTGGATCGGAGTAGTGGCCGATGCCTCGGCAGTCTGGGCATCCTGTGCAATTTCGTTTGAAACATTGTTGTTCTCCGAGGAAGCGGCAACAGTGCCACTCTGCTTTGGGTCTTCAGATTTTGCGCTTGCTTCTTCCGTACTTCTCTCTGGTGTCGAAGTAGCAGTCGTGGCAGTATCCACGGTATCGATAGTGGTGCTCGGCTTTTCCTCCGCAACGGGGGCAGACCTTGGCACTCTTCTCATCGTGCTCGCTATGCCTGTCTCCTCGTTTATCGTCCATGAGCACTCGCCTCCGTAGGTCTTAACGTTCTCGAAAAGAGCCTCAGTAGCTTGGTAGACTTCAAAGTCTTCTTCTGACGGGAAGCCAGTTTCATCGGTGTAAAGCTTCTCGGCTTCGGTCTGAGCTTCGTAAATCGAACTGCCAATGCCCCAGATGACATCACCCACTCCGAGAGCTGCTACATAGAAGCGTCGAACTTCTGCAGTTTTCTGTTCAGGCTCAGCGCCAGGGAAGTAATCAACGATTTCTGCGCCAACGACTTCTGATGTGATGGTGCCGGACATCTGACACTTCTTGCAAATCTTGCGGCCATCGTTCAGGTCAGGGCTGTTTTTGTTGACCCCCACTTTTCCGCAGAGAGCGCACATTGGCTTGCCTGGCTTCTCAGCTGGTGGCGCCTTCTTCACGGGCAGCCCAGCTTCAGCCAACATATCCTCAGCAATGCTTTTTCTCCAGACGGGCACTTCAGCGAGAGCTTCATCAAGAGTGTCGAAGAACTGTTCTAGCTTATCGGGGCCATAAAAGACAGCGAATGTTCCGGGATGATCGTCATCTGGTCCGGCTGTCACACGATGAGGGCTCTCAACAGCCGAGTCTGTAGTAGTCACATCTTGGACAGGTGCAGTAGGCTTTGGGGGCTCTGAGCTATCAACTCCGAAGGCTGCGAAAACGTCATCTTCAGTCAAGCCGGCGGCAGTCTCTTCGACAGTTGCCCATGCGTTTTCGTAGTCAGCGTCTACTTCAGCGACTGTTTTAGCCATCAAGTCTTCTTCGAGCTTTGTCAGCACTTCCATTGAATAGATGTTGCCAGCGTCTAGCTCTTTCACAACGGCACGGTGAGCTTCAGTAAAAGCTGCTTCGTCCATGTTCAGCTCACTAACTGCAAAGCTTTTGATAACGGCCATGTATTCAGTGGCAACGGCAGGCTCGATGTTTTCGCCAGTCTCAACAGACTCAAGGCCTGTAGACCATTTGACGACAATCTGATTACCATCATTTGTTTGCACCACGCCAAAGGCTTTGGTGAATTTGTCTTTGACCCAGCGACTCATGGGAGTAGCGAACCAGTGCGGATTTTTTTCTGCTTGTTGTGTCATTGCTTGTATCGTGTCCTGTGGTGGTGGAAAATTTTTAAAACTAATCTTGCTCATCGAGCCTCCTAAGCGGCAGCTTTCGGCCAGCGGTGTGCCTCTGGCAATGGCTTGCCAGTTGCATCTACAGTGACCTTGCCACCTTTGTTCTCAGGACGACCAACAATCTTTACGGCGGTTTCCCACTGCTTCCAGGTGATAGTTTGAGCGAATGTTTTAGGGTCTAGCTTGAATACGTGACAGACGAAGGAAGAGATTGCACCACGGTCCCATCCGTTATCAGTTGCCACTGCCAGCAGTTGCTGCATCTGTTCTTTGCCAACAGCGGTTGCACCCGGCGTAGCACCGGCATCTTTTTGGGAAGCGGTCGATTGCCCGCCAGATGAGCCAGCAGGTGCAGGCTTCGGGTCACCATTACCAGGGAGGGCATTCGCAGTCGTGTTTGCCGCAGAGCTTGCAGGCTGTTCGCTTGGCTTTGCGTCTTCCTGCTTTTTTGCAGCAGGGTCCTGGGCAGGGGCTGCGCTCGATTTCGTCGAGCCACTCTCGCCAGTGGCGGACTTTGGGGCAACACCGGCATCAAGCCAACCTCTAAGAGTGTCAGCAAGCTCTTTGCCTGGCTTATGGAAGGACTTTCCATTGATAGCCGAGCAGCGAGTCTTTGTGATTTTGAGGGAGTTATCTGTATCAAGCTCACCGGCTACGTCAAACTCAAATTCAATGTCAGCCTTCTGCTCTGACTTCATCCCTACTTTTGTTGGCGTCATTTTGCCATTGTGATTAGGAGCAATGACGTGCTCAGATTTTTGACGGGCAGTAGCGATAACGTGGCACTTGGAGGCTAAGATTGCCTCAACAAGCTCTCTCTGAATCGGAGTACCTTTGTCCCAACCACCGAATGGGCTCTTTGACTTAGCTCCTTCCTTGGTTACCAAGTCAAGAAGAGCCTGCCATGCGTGAGACAATGAGTCGATCACCAAAACATCAACGCCCAATTGACCAGCTTCTTTAATGAGCTTTATATAGTTGCGTGGGTCATGGTCTGTTACTTGTTCAGCGTAAAAATCAAATATGTCTGCATACTTGTTTGCAGAACCATATTCGCTATCTAGCACTAGTATCTTGCCACCAGGCACAAGTGCAGTAGCTACACTAAGAGCGCTATAAGTCTTGCCCGCACCTGGTACGCCAACAAGAATCATGCGCAGCTTGCATTTCTCTTTGGTTGCTTTTTTTAGTTCTAACATCGGTCCTTACCTCTAAAAATTTGTTGATTATTGAACTTCGACGAACTCGCCATCGGCTGACAGCGAGTAAAAGACATCAGGCTTGATGCCGTTCTCGCCAACTTTGCTAGCGCGAATCGCGACAATGTTGTCGTCTTCGTCGCGATGAACCAAAACAATCGCACCGCCAATGGCAGCCTTTGCTTGACCCTCGTAGCCTAGGGCGCTCGAAACGGATTTTTCACCAGCTGTGCTTGCGTGTGCACTGTAACCAGCTGTGCTTGCGTGTGCACGGTAACCAGCTGTGCTTGCGTGTGCACTTTCACCAGCTGTGCTTGCGTGTGCACGGGAACCAGCTGTGCTTGCGTGTGCACTTTCACCAGCTGTGCTTGCGTGTGC